CCTCGTTTCCACCTTTTTACACTGTTAAAATTATGCGTAAGTTTGACTATTAACTCGTTTGCGAGTTTCAAAGTTTAGCCTAGCACGTTCTAACTTATCCCGAATTAACTTGTTACGCTGTTCGGGTGTTAGAGTATACTCTGTCGTAAACCTTACCTCACGCATACGTCGTTTCAAATCTATCTTCCTCATAATCTCCTTTATATAAACAAAAACCCCAGGGTTTTTAATCCTGGGGTCCTTTGGAGTTTTTGTAGTGTTATTTTTTACGCTACAAGATCCTCCTGGACCCCGGTTACCTCTGGTGTACGATCATTACCTAGACTAATCGCAGACCAATAGGTGGGCATAAAGCCTGCCTGTTTGGCTCTGCAATGTATCTGCGATAATGATGCGAATGTGTTCATAACAGTCTCTATTGTAATTTATTTAGTCTTTGTTGTCAACTACTTTTGATTAATTTAAAATTATTTATACTTTTGTTTTAAATTGGTGCCCGGAGCCGGAATCGAACCGGCACGCCCCTTTCGGAAAGCGACAGATTTTAAGTCTGTTGTGTCTACCTATTTCACCATCCGGGCAATATTTGTATTATACGGCCTTAATAATTTCTTGTCAACGCCATATAGCTCATCCATTGCAAAAAAGCATTGTACACTGTTTCTGCTTCTTTGTCATCCATTGGAACTTTTTCACCTCGGACATAAAATCCATCTTTTGCTACACGAAGCATTTCTACGCTGCCGCCATTTAGTACAATACTGGTTGGGGGTGTGTCCTCTCGAATCGAAATCGTTGGATTAGGCCTGTCGTCGGGTACTGCACCGTATAGTGGATCGTGAATTTTCATAAGTTATCTTATAAAATTTGGTGGGCCCCCCGTGAGTCGAACACGGCACCAACGGATTATGAGTCCGCTGCTCTAACCAACATGAGCTAGAGGCCCTATGGAGTTATTATATGCTAATCAGGAATTAATGTCAAACATTATCTGCGAGCACGTGGTGCAGAGACAGTAGGAGTCTCTGGTGCCGGTTTCGACCGAGTCGGTTTTAGTCCGGTTATTCCGTGTGTTTTAGCTGTTACTGCACTAGGGTCTACTTTCTGCAAAGTGGCTTTGGCTTTGCTCTTCCGAGCTCTTTCTTCTTTACCAAAAGTAATTTTAGGTGCAATGCTAGGAGCATCAGTCCAATTATAAAGACCAGGATTTAATTGAAATTGATTCCAATCCTTTTCTAATTGGCTTTTGTCTTTGATATAGTTATATGTAAAAGTAGGTTGATGAATAAACAGAATACCGTCGAAGCCAACACCTGTTTTTTTATCTATACTAGTGGCCATGTAGTAGTCGTAGGTCAACATGAACCAACCTTTTCTAAATTCTTCAGGGTCGAAGCTTCCATCTGACTGAATAGTGTTCAAAACATTGTTTCGTATCTCTGGAGTAGTCTTAGGATAGATGTGCTTAAGTGCTTCATCGAACATTTCTTTTACTGGTTTTGCACCAGGTTTGGCAATCTTTAATGCTGCACTTAATGCAGCAGTGGCAGCAGATCCAAAGTGTAATGGCTCTGAACTTAAATCTACACCTGTTGCATCCTGCAAGTACGTTACTCCAGGTTTCTTAAGCAAACCAATTAGTTGCTTGTTAAACTTTGGCCAATAAGTCGCACCATCACCGTAGGTTCCTTTGCCGCCAAATCCTTTTAATCTTGCCCCTTGTGCCTTTACTTCTATTTCTCTGCCTAGTACATTAAGATCACCTGCGCCTAATTTGCTCACACCCGATCCCAAGATAAGAAAAAACGCTTCTCCGTCCCCTGTATTAACTGCTGTAGTACTAGGACTGACTTTAAAATTAATAAGTTTAGTTTTAATATTATCTAATACTACACTTTTATAATTAATAAGTTTATCAATACTGCCGCTACCAGGTTTTATTAGTTCCCTAGTTTTAATGACACCGCCTGATTCTAATTGTGCAGCTAGGCTGACTTTGTCTTCAAGAGTACCAGGTGCATTAATAAACAAATTTAAAATTCTGTCCTGATCATCTGGTTTAACAATATCTTTAGAAATACACATAGGAATAATGTGATCTGCTAACATTGCCCTGTTATAAAATGCCCATACTTTATCAGCATCTTCGGGTTTAGTTCTCTTTAGTAATTCATAAATTTGTAGGTCCGCACTTATAATCTTAGACTGCTTACCAGCTTCCTCTATAGGAGGTTCTGGATATTCGCCACTGGGCGGGGGAGTGGGATCTAATAGACTAACTAAGAAATGTTTTAATTTTCCCAAAACACTTTGGGGAACTTCCCCTTGCTTAATATCTTTTGCTATTTCTTTAATTTTGGGATCTTCTAACACAGATGGTTGTGAAGTAAGATCTTCAGCTTCGGTGATAAGATTTATTAGTTTGCGGATGTCGGTAGTCATAGTAGTGTATTTATTAGAAATTTTAATATCAGTTAAAACATGGTACCAAGAGCTAAATATCAGTAGAAACACTGATATGTTATTTAAGGAAAATAAATGTTTATTTTAAAATGGTTGGACAAAATTTTTAGCACAACCTCTTACCAAGATTCAATTGACAGCTATATAGCTGGTCGACAACCAAAAAACGCAGCCGACATTGAACATTTGATCAAACAATACCATTATAATTATATAGGAAGAAAGTGGATATGAAAATAATTAAAAATATTTGGAGCTATTTAATAGATATGGCCGAAATTTTAGCAGAAAGCAAGAGAAAAATTAATGGGCATCGTGGATATTATTAATTGGGTGCCCATGACCGACGAAGATTGGGAATGGGTCAATTACGGCAAACTACCTAAAAAATAAGTTATCGTCGTTCGATATCTTCTTCAATACAATTTTCACCGTATTGGATTTCAATAAGTTTTAGTGGCTGATTGGTTTCATTGCATAACATATGCCATTCGTTGGTATCAATGAATGTACTTTGATGCACTTTTAAACTACATTTTAAATCATGATCTGTGCTAGAGTCCAAGGTATACACTGTGGCTTCACCTTCGGCCACAAACCAAAATTCAGCCCGTTTTTCATGCCGTTGCATACTTAAACAAGTTTTAGGCGCAACTGTAAGCTCTTTAAGTTTTGTACCTGGTCCGCAAGTGTGCAGAATCCTATAATAGCCCCAAGTGCGAGATGTTTTAGGCGCTTTCCATTCTTCTAAGATCCAACTTGAAGAATTGCGTTTATCTTCACCCCCTACGCCGAATACAAATTCTATATTGTTGTCCTGGTAAGACATTTCGGGAATATTGTCTTTGGTTCTATCTCCACCATTTGCAAAAATTATTTTTGCATCAGGATATGCTTCTCTTACACGGTTAATTGCATCTATGCTAGAACCGTCATCGTCGTAAAACTCATAGACAAAATCTACCATTTTAAGATTATCTACTATAGTTGCACGTTCCGACCAAGGCATAAATGCTCGGCCTTTTTTACGTTCTAACCATGCATCACTGTTGACACCTACTATTAGTAGGTCCCCTAATTTTTTTGCTTCTTTAAAATAAGCAATGTGGCCACTGTGAATTGGATCAAATCCACCCGTTACTAGTACAATTTTCATACAATTACTTATAAAGTAATATCTTCCATGCCCGCAGTTCTGAGTCTACTTACATGACCTAGCATAAAGTTTTTACTTTCCAAGCCTTTCATTAGACCCAACCACTTATTTCGAACTAGTGCAACTTCATTGATAATAGTTTCGAAGTCAATTACCTCATCTTCGCCATCCACATATTTTTCAGCATCCCTGCTAGTCAATGCTCTTGGATAATTTTCTAAATATTTTTGAAAATGTTTTTTACGAATTTTTCTTAATTGTAGATTAAGATACTGTAGCACTGCTTCGATTTCTTGTAGCTGGTTAAATCTCTGTTCTGTAATACCAGGCAATGAAGCAACATTTTTTTCTAAGTTACCCTTAATATTACATTCAAATTTGGCCTGTATCAACTCATCTTCATAGTAATTTATGAAGGCGGGAATATTTCCCATGTCAGATACTACTTTATTATACCACATTATTCTTCGTAGTCGTCTTGATCTTCTTCATCTAATGTATTTCCAGCATACTCATCGTAACTACGCTTAGTATAACTGTCGATACCGCTGAACTCTTTAAGTTCTATGTCACCTAGTAAATCAACTAGTATGCTCATTAGATTATCGCTGGCCTCTTGCCTATCTTTTTGGGGAATATATTGTTTAAGTGTTGAATAAACTTCACCTAATAATTCTGTGTCAATGGTCATTCTTCAATTTCCTGTTCGTTTACAACAGACAATTTTTGATGAGGATTCTTAATATAATCTGCCATCACGTTGTCTAAACTATTATTTTCGTTTCGCTCCCATGCTTTACGAAATTGTTTAATAACCGTACCGTCTGCTAGAGTATATTTAAGGCTGTTACCTTCTTTGGATAATAAACCTTTTCCTTCAAACATATCAACTAAACCACTGTAAGGGTTCATACCAGTTTCGTAAGGAATTTTAACCTGAACACTTTCAAAAGGTTTGGCATATCGAGTTTTCATAATCTTGCAGCTGGCACGAATACCCTTAACTTCGCTGATCTTGTTACCATCCTCGTCCTCTTTGAGTTTGAGTTTACGCATAGCAACAACAATCGAGCTAGCATAGATAAAACCTTGACCGCCGGAGATCTTGTCGTCTGGATCAAACATGTCTTGGCTAGCGTAGGTGTGATTGGTGGCCACTAATCCTAAGTTTAAATCACCAAACATGTTTACACAATTACGCACTAATGCTGTTAGAGCTTTAGGCTTGCGTCCCATGTCGCCTTTCAAGTCGCCTGCATCAAATTGATTAACATCTGTGGGAGTTAACAACATACCCAACGAGTCTAGCACAAACAATACTTTGGGACGCTGATCTTCTGGTAATACTTTATACTCTTTAACAAATTCACTAATCATCTTAGCCACATCATCGATCATAGCCATGTTGAGTTTAAGCAATTTGTCTTCGGACGTATCAACACCCAATGCGTGTAGCCATGCTTCATCTAGTGCATTTTCAGTGTCAATTAAGATAACATAAATGCCCTGTTGTTGGGCATTTTTAACAAGATTGCCCGAACAAATAAAACTTTTGCCTGCTCCAGACTCTCCCGCAAATACTGTGACCTTGCCCATAGGGATTCCTTTATTAAAGTCCCCGCTGATAAGATAATTTAGTGCATAGTTGTTGGTAGAGATCCATGTGTCTGGATCTCGGAATCCTACACTAATACCGTCAATGCTTTTAGTGATGCTTTTTCTAAATTTTGATAAATCAAATGGTTTATTTGCCATAATTAGTCCTTAATTAAAATATTTTTTATATGTTTGTGTTCTTGAATTTTACTATAAACATCGGCCGGGTTGTCAACCGAGCCCAAAGGAATACGACCATGTCCTAATGTTTTATCGTAGGGATCAAAATAATTCGATTTAATCCATTCTACATATTTCAAATCTTTAAAAAAATCAACTTCACTTAACATAAGAGATGCTTCTCCGCTGTAATAGTGTAAATTTTTAAAATTTGCATATTCGATTGATAAATTATCTTCGTATAAATCTAAAAATTCTTTTCCAAGCTCAACATAATGTAAACATAACGTGCCTGGTGGAAATTTAAAATCAAAATATTCGTAGTCTACTTTTTCTAGTGGAAGCCGTCGATATTGATCTTTATTAAAACTCAAATAAAGACTGGGGATTACTTTTTGTTTTTTTTCAATTCTATGAACAAAATAATTTAGATTGCGTATAGCTTCTTTAAGCTCTGGTTTTGCAATACTAAACAGTTTGGTGGGTTTACCAAACTCCCCGCTTAACTGTTCAAATTTTAAATGCAAGTAATTGAAATATTCTTGTGGTTGAGAGACAAAATCTGTACGAATTTCAATAAAATTTTTCAAATACTTATTAATAGTGACACAAGCATTTCTTAAAATTTGCTCAGCTTCGCGTAAAGTTAGTAAACCCGAAAACGCTTCTTGTTGATTAATATCACAATTGTCCAGGCACCATCGAAATTCTTTGACCCATTTACGGACAAAATCGTTGTCGATAAGAGAGATGTCAAAAGACGCCTCTCCCGAGACGCCTAGTACAACTGTAATTTTCATTACTTTTGGCGATTACGAATCATTGCCAAAATATCTTCAGCACGTTGACTAGCAGGTTTAGCCGCTGCTACTGGTGCAGTAACTTCTGGCTCGTCTACTTCAAATGGAGGATCATCGTGCGTGGCCGCGGGAGTTGGACGAGCTACTGCAACAGGCTTCGAAACAGCAGTAGATTCGTCATCTGCCTTACTGCTTGCAGCACTAGACGCCATACCAGCCGGCTTGTAATAAGCACTCCATTTGTCTGCGTCAAATGGTTCACCGTTTACACTGGCTTCAAACATTTCTTTGATGATTTTTAGTTCAGCGTCACTGGGTTTTTTAGGCAAAAAGTCTGCCAAATTGTATAACCCAAATTTTTCAACCGCTTCAAGTTCGGCTTGTGTAAGAGCACTTTCTTTACGAGCCCATGTACTAGTATTGTAGTCAGCATAACCGCCTTTGCTGGTTTTCTTGATATTAAAATCAAGGCCGCCTTCGTAGTCAGTGGGAAGATTTTCCAATTCTGGATCCATGAGTGCATTTTTTACTAGATTAAAGATCTGAGGACTGATGATAAAACGACGGATTGGATTATCAGTGGATTTGTCATCACTCAACGGATTGTCGCGGACAAAACCTTGGAACAGATAAGATTTTTTCTTCCAATATTTACGACCCATTTCTTCAAGACTCTTGTCCTTGAACCACGTACGAACTTCTGCAAGAATTGGACATGCTTCGCCCCACATTTCAACACAGGGAACCTGTACAAATGTTGGCTTGCTATCCACCTGACCTTTGATACCTGCAAATGGCAGTTTGATCATTAGTCGTTCGACCCAGAAAAAAGTATTTTTGGTATTTGCGTCTGGAAGGAATCGTACACGAGCTGTAGTACCTTCTGGGATGTTCCAATGGGCGTAAATGCCATTGTCACCGCCTGATTGGCCGCCTTGGCCTTTGCTTTCTTGTGCTTGTAGTTTTGCGCGAATTTCTGCTAAAGATGTTGCCATAATGTTTCTCCTATAAATTTAAGATGGTCTTTGTTGTGCCTAGATATACACTGCACCGTTGCAGTATATAACATTTGTATTTAGTCTGTCAAGACAAAAGATTAAAAATTTGTTTAGCACTCGTCAAGTATAACGATGCTGGTAGAAAAAATCAAATTATTTGGTAATGCCAGCTAGCTGTTTGAGAAAACTTGTTTCTAGTTCTTCCATTACGCCGTTGCTATAGCTACCAATTTCTCTATCAGCAGTGGTGCTTCCGTAGCTGCCGTATCCGTAATCGTAAACTCCCATACGTGGGAATTCAAAATGTGGATCCCATGCTGCTATAATATCTTTGGCTCGCTCTAGTTCTTCTCGACTTTCGAAATAATATACTCCGTCGCTAAATCTAAATTCGAATCCATGCTCTTGAAAAAGTTGAACTAATCGCTCGTCTTCTGCATCGCCGTCTATTACATTGCCATCTGAATCAGACGCAGTTAAACTATTTGCAAACGGACTGTCTGTGTTACCGTTGTTGTCTTCTGCATCTTCTTCCACATCTAACTTTAAGTTGGCATGTTTTTTATTTTGAATATCTATAGTATTACCGATATTTTCGATTATACCGTTGGCCCATGATTCAAATTCATCCGACACTGCGTTTTTTCTTTGCATATATGCTCGTCGAACTACAGGTAATGCATCCATTAATCTATCATCAAATACTTTACGAACAAATCGTTCGCGGAGTTCGTTGATATCAAATTGTTCCTCATCTATTACTTCTGGTTGCCATAATGATTTATATTGTTCATACCCGCGCTGACTGCGTATAGTAAATAAGTCTCGATGTAATTTACCATAATGATCAATAGCACTTTCTACCATTTGAGATGTTTCGATGTCTTCAAAGGTCCTGCCCCGCATATTTCGAACAAATAATTTCAAAGACGACATTTCTTTAATAATTTTAGTTATATGTTGCCCAAAGTCGTCGTGTATTGCGCCACCGTTTTTTACGTGGCGAGCGTATGCCCTCGCGCCATTAAATGTAGTGCCTTGGGGTAACCTAAATCTTTCGCCCAAGGAATTCTCGATGTAGAATGCCTGTATATTTCGGCTTCTTGCACCAGGACGAGTTTCGTCTACAATTGGCTTGCTGTGTCTGGCTATAATTTTTACATTGTCGTAAAGTTCGTAACTGCTGCGACTTGTTCCGTATTGCTTACTTTCTGTTACACGAATATCGTCTTTGTTCAATACTTCTGCATTTTTGTTAGCATGTTTCAGATCTCGCAAATTTAATCCACTTTTGGCAATGTCTCTGATGTCGAAAGTTAACAAATTTCTTTTAGCAAAAAGTCTTAAATTTTTTAAAAAAGCATACCATACTTTTTTTTCTTCTGGAGACATGCCTTTATCAATCTCTTTATCAAAATAAACTTTGAGATTATTGTCATCTACCAGACTGATTGTTATGTTTCCAAACTCTTTACCATCTTTAATATAATCGAAATTAAAAAATCTAGCCAATGAAGGGTCTAGCGTGGCTTTGGCGTTTTCGTCTCCGATGTTAACAGAGTCAAATCGGCTGCGAATCTTGTCAAATAAATTTTCAGCTACTTTATCAATTTCAATCATAGTATTATATTTATGCTAAACAGTTATCAAATCATTATGAAGGGCATTGGCATTATTATGTCGTCCCTGTCATCTTTTAATTTTTCGTCCAGGTTTGGGTCGAATTCTCTTAAGAACACTGCCATCCTAACAGCGAGAATCAATGACATAACCAAATCATCTGTTTCTCCGAGTTTTGCTGCATACCCACTGCCCGATGCAATAAAAGTTTTTAATTCGCTTACAAGGGCTTTACTGGCAACATGTAATTTTCTGGTTTCGATTAAATTTTTTAACTTCGCGCAAGCAGATAATTTTGATTTGTTAGTAGTAGTAAAACCTTTTCGGTATACTCTACTAGATCCTTGTTTTTTGGGCTCACTTAAAAACATACCTTTAATATTTTCTTCGCCGAATTCACTTATAGCCACTAAAGCTGCTTCGCCTAATGTGTTGTTTTCAACGCTATAATAAACATCATTGTTGGATTTTGTAGATTCAACTAAAGTTTTTGTAATCTCAGATAAAATTTTAATCTGCGTTTGAACTGGCGTTTTGTTATGTTGCCATTCTGCTATTTGTTTCATACTAGGCAATTCTAGTACCTGAATTGCTGCGGGGTCACCCCCTGTGCCTAAACTAGGGTCTAGTGCAACAATGTATACGTTTCCTTGTTCAGGCTTTTTATACCAGCGTACTTGTCCTTGTTTTATTAACGGATCGATGCCAGCCATTTCTGTTAAGAAGATAGGGTTAATTAATGTTTCATCGTATATAATGAATTCACACTCCATTTCTCTACGGAAACGTTCTTCTCCAAGTTGGGCACGCATTTCAGTGGCCCATGCTTCATCTCTATCTGGATGTTCTTGCCATTTACTTCTGTACGATCTGAACCCGTTAACACCTAGTTCAGTTTCGTTACCGTATTCATCAATGCACTTGTTTGCTTGTCGCCAAATTTGAGCAAATTGATCTTCGTCGCTGTTTGGTGTACTTGTGATAATACACTTACCCCCAGTGGCCAAAGTAGGACTAATAGAAGTCCAAAATTCACTTGCAATAGTTGGCCGAACGAATGCGAACTCGTCGCAGTATAACAATGATATAGACATACCACGACCTGTGTTTTCTGTAGTAGTGGCGCTGACTATGCGAGATCCATTATCAAAATCTATACTGCCTTTATTGTAACTAGTAACACCAGCGCGAATAAAGTCGGGCACACTTTCGTACGCATAACGAATACGCTGCATGATTTCTTGGGACCCGGTGTATTTGTGTGCTGCTACTAAAATTGTGCTGTCGGGCACAAACATTGCATACCAAAGTAAATACCCTGCTGCCGTTGTGGACTTTCCTGTTTGGCGCGGCATAAGGCTTATGCTGTATCTATAATTATGGTAAGTGTCTACTAACCTACGTTGATAGTCAAAAGGTCGATAGAGCATACGTCCCCTAGTGGGATGTTGGATGTAAAAATAATTGTCAAGGAAATATTGCGGACCTGTTACAGGATCGGCACACTTGATAACTTCTCGAAGTTGTTGTTCAGTGTAGCTTTCCTGCATATTTGGCTTTTTTATCAGCACATTTTCTAAAGGTTTTGCCATATTCCGGTTGCTCTAAATAAGTAAATATTACATAATAGTATTTATTGAATTAACCAGTGAGATTTCAAAATGTCTGACGTGCTGCTTTTGAACAGCGATTACAATCCAATTTCAGTTTTACCTCTAAGTGTTATCGGTTGGCAACATGCTGTCAAACTATATTTCTTGGATCGCATCACTGTGATTGAAGAATATGAAGACTGGGTAATTCGTAGTGAAAATTTCAGTATGAATGTACCTTGTGTTGCCGTTACTAAAGAATATTTTCACTTTAAAAAGTCGGCCAAGTTTTCACGTAGTAATATGTTCCTACGCGATATGTACCAATGCCAGTACTGTGGAGAAGTTTTCGAACATAAAGAACTTACACTAGACCACGTGATCCCACGTGCTCAAGGAGGAAAAACTACTTGGGAAAACAGTGTAACGGCTTGCAAAGATTGTAACCACAAAAAAGGCCACAAGCTGATTAAGCCGCTTCGGATGCCGTATAAGCCAGATCACTTCCAACTGATTAAAAAGTGGAGGGAACGACCTGTACAGGTCCGACATGAGAGTTGGTATCAATATTTGGGAATTAAGCCAAAGTCTTAGATAGGAGTTTCTTTTGTAAGATAAGGCTTACTGAACCAAAGTTTGAACCAAGCATCGGTGCCCGGTTTGATGTCGTTTTTACGCATCAGCTGGGCTTTTTCATTTCCGGTAACACTGATGTTACTGCCGGGATAACCTTGATATGCACTCCATTTAGGACGATTGCCGATGCCAGCCAGCATTTTAAGTTCTTGGAGTTCGTCCATTATACACCAAATTTATTTCTTTTTGGTTTTGCTATTGGACTAGTAAAATTTACGTCAGGTGCTTCTTCACTTTCATCTGTGGATAATTTTTCCATATCGCCGGTGTAATCTTTTCCTAAAATTTTCATAGCCAATTTTATAATTTCCATATCTGCATTAGTGTATCCGACAAGAGTCATATTTTCTCCGAATGCACTTTCAACGTCCATTGGATGTGGGCTCATTGCACTGGCTAATGCCATTCCCATTCGTAATTGTTTATAAGGATCTTGACTTTTTAATTTTGGAAAATCAACAGTATTAGGCATTGCTCTTTTAACTCCAGCAATAAGGCTACCGATACCGCCATGCTGTTGTTCAGTTAAAATTTCATTGATTTTCATACACCAAATTTATTTTTTTTGGGTTTGGCTACAGGACTTAATTTATTAGTACTTTTTAATTCCTGACTTTCTAAATCACCAGCATTTAAATCCTCATAGTGACTGCCTATAGCTTTGAAAGCCTGTTTTAACATTTTTTGTTCTATTTTTGTATAAGGAAAAGCCAAATTACTTCTACCAGCCCAGCTTTCAGAATCTATATTCATTGCCAAGGGGTTAGTTCCGTCTGCGGCAGCTACGGCCATCATAACTCGATTCAATTCATAAATTCGATCAGCAAATTCTCGATCTCGAAATTTTGTTAATCCAACCGTGGGCTGTTGAAGGCGCACTGGTATTTTGCCTACTCGATCTTCTACGATTATATCTTTTATTTTCATTACCAAGCCCTACAAGACCAATAACGTGCTTTCCAGCGTGGACCCGGATTAGCACAGTTATGTCGAGCCCTGAAACTTTTTCGGCGTTTAGGATTAGACTTTTTAATTTTCATTTTCTTATCGCCGAAGTTTACTTTTACTACATTGCCTTTTGGGCCACGAACATAAACTTTAGATTTTTTAACATCACCTTGCATGGGTTTGCCTAAGGAAACTTCTCTTCCCTGATATTTGGCTTCTTGCATTTCATTTGTTCCATAATCATCAGCTAACTGATTGCCCATAATATCAATTATTTGTTCAAAATCGTCATCTGGGTTTAATCTATAATCTACGGAAACATTGTCATACATATCTTGTAATTTTTCGGCCACATAAGATTCTTCTGCACCTTGTGGATTATTCATTACTGTATAAATGTCTAAGTCTCCGTTTGCGAGACTTTGAAAGATAGAATCTACTTCAGCCATTCGACTTTCTTCTACATGATCGTACTCGCCTGCTGATTCGAATATCGCACCGCTTATGCCTAATAAAGCCATAGCTTTGTTATCAGCTTCTACGATGACACCGTCGGGCATGAACCCAACAATACCAGTTTCAATAACTACATTTCCTAGTTCTATGTCAAAACTGTCGCCTAGTCCAATATTGTTTTCAATGACGATGTCGCGTATTTTCATTTTTTTACCTTAATAGCTTCGTATTCTTTGATCAACTTTAAACTCATACTTTCTTTCATAGCTTGAGGATTATCGCCAAATTGATAACCATTTGGCGTCATTTTCTTTTCTTTGCCAGCTACGTCGCCATTACCACCTTTAGTTTGCACTTGAACAGGCATTACATGTTCTTCTGGTGTTGTACTAGCATGGTAACGCTCGTCTTTTTCTTCAGCAACCTCTTCTTCTTCATCATCGTGTGATACTACCATAATACCTTCAGGTTCGCTGTCTGGCTCTGCAGGCATTTCAGAATGATCGCCGCCGCCCATACCTGCTAGTTTTAGCATCTGCATTAGTTCTGTTGCAGAGTCGCCGTCAGCGGTAATAGTAACGCTCTTAGTACCATCACTGCTCATATTGGTACTGACATTCATTCGACCTTCTCGTTCATGTTGTCCCATCATGCCGTTGCCCATCGAGCTCATACCGCATTCGTCTAACTGAGTATCTTCTAATACTTTAATGCCAGCAATGCGAAGCATTTGTAATAGTTCTTCACCTTCTTTAACAGGATAAGTTTTGCCACCTACCTTAATAGTTTCACCTGGTTGCACTCCGTCTGCTTTGGCTTTTGCAACTGCACCACTGAATGCGTTGCCTTCTTCCATGTCGGCTTCATTGGTGCTTTGCATCATTGCAGTTGATTCCTCGTCACTCATAGGATTTAACGTAGCAGTAACAGCAGGAACAGTGTTTTTAGGGTCGGTCATAGCTTTAATCTGTTGCTGACCTTGTGGGCTTTTAATCAGTGCTTGGGCCGCCGGCGAAGTTACAGTAGTTCCCATAACGGCACCAATTTCTTTAGGATCAGTTGGCGGTAAGGTTAGCTGTTCGTCGCCTTCTTTAGCAACTTCTGGATTCTGTGGCACTGGGACTGGTTTTTCACCTGGTTTTGGCGGCTCAGCAGTCCATACTCCACCTTTAATAGATCCCATTGGAGGTTCTAATGTTTTTGGTGTAGACGGTGCTGGTTTTGACGGTGTCTTAGTAGCAGGGGATACACTTCCGCCGTCGGGATTTTGCGGAACAGGTACATTGGGTTGTCCTTTTTTTGGAGGATTACTTGTCCATACTCCACCTTGAATACTACCTTCAATAA